ATGAGCAAGCCGAGCAGCACATGGCAGCCGACGTTCCTTGCCGCGCTCGCCGAAACCTCAAATGTCGCCGCCGCCGCGCGCAAGGCCAAGATCAGCGCGTCGGCCGCATACGACGCACGCCGAAAGAACCGCGCCTTCGCCGACAAGTGGCAGGCCGCACTGGCCGAAGGTTACGACAACCTCGAGATCGAACTGTTGCGGCGTTTGCGCGAAGGCGAAGTGAAACCCGCCCCCGGGGCCAAGCGCGGCGTCCGCAGTTATGACAACGGCGCTGCCCTGCGCCTGTTGATCGCGCATCGCGAAACCCGCGCAAGGCAGGACGCGGTACGCGCGAATGTTTCGGCGGCGGAGGTGCGGGCCTCGATCGACCGAAGGCTCGCGGCGATCAAGAACCGTGTGCTGGCGGAGGAAGATCAGCCGGCAGTACCCGATGAATAGGCCCAAGGACTGGCGCGAGCTGGTCGACTGGGACCCAGTCGTCAAACAGATGCCGCAAACCGAACGCGACGCTTTTCCGCATCATTTCGGCTTCCACGCCCACCCGGGGCAGGAACCACCCGAGGGCGACTGGCGCACCTGGCTCATCATGGCAGGCCGCGGCTTCGGCAAGACTCGCGCGGGGGCCGAATGGGTTCGGTCCGTGGCCGAAACCGATCGCCACGCGCGGATCGCGCTGGTCGGAACCTCGCTCGCCGAAGCGCGCGCGGTAATGGTCGAAGGAGAAAGCGGTTTGCTCGCGTGTTGTGCCCCCGGCCATGCGCCGGCCTACGAACCGAGCCTGCGCAGGCTGACTTTTCCCAATGGGGCGCAGGCGTTCCTCTATTCGGCGGCCGAGCCGGAGGGCTTGCGGGGGCCGCAGCACAGCCATGCGTGGTGCGACGAGATCGGCAAATGGCCCGGCGCGCACGATCGTGCCTCACGGGCCTGGGACAACCTGCTGCTGGGCCTGCGGCTGGGGGAGGTGCAGCGCATTGTCGCCACCACCACCCCGCGCGCGGTACCGCTGATCAAGCGGCTGCTATCCGGGGAGGACAATGGCGAGAGCGTGATCACTCGCGGACGGACGATCGACAACGGGCATCTGCCCGCGCGCTTTCTCCGCATGGTGCAGGCCGAGTTCGGTCTCTCACTTCTCGCCCGGCAGGAGCTGGACGGAAAGCTGATCGAGGACATCGAAGGCGCGCTGTGGAACCGGGCGCTGCTGGAACAGTGCCGCGAGGATTCAGTGTCTGCCGAACTGACGCGAGTGGTGGTGGGGGTCGATCCCCCCGCATCCTCCGAGGGCGACGAGTGCGGCATCGTGGTGTGCGGCCTTGGCACGGACGGCATCGGGCGCGTCCTCGCCGATTGCTCCGTCCGCAAGGCGAGCCCGGAACGCTGGGCCCGCGCGGCAGCGGAAGCGGCGCGGGCATGGAACGCAGATCGCCTCATTGCAGAGGCCAACCAGGGCGGCGACATGGTGAAGTCAGTCCTCCACGCCGCGCATCACGCATTACCATTGCGGCTGGTCCATGCCAGCCGAGGCAAGGCCGCACGGGCAGAGCCGGTCGCCGCCTTGTACGAAGCCGGACGAGTGCGGCACTGCGGAATGTTCGCCGCACTGGAAGACCAGTTGTGCGGTTTGATGGCAGGCGGGTCTTACGAAGGGCCCGGCCGCTCTCCAGACCGCGCCGACGCGCTCGTCTGGGCGCTTACGGAATTGATGCTTGGCACTGTGGGGAGGCCGCGGGTTCGGGGCCTCTGAACCACCGAATGCGCCCTTCCACGCGCACACACACTGCCGTGAACACATCCCGCCGGCCGGCGCGGACGTGACCAGAGTTTATCCAGGAGTACCCGATGTCCATCCTCACCAGTATCGCCTCCGCCTTCAAAGGCGGGGGCCAGAGCCGCTTGCCTCTCGCCCGCAGCTTCACCTCGCCCTGGTCGTTCGCCGTCGAGCCTGGTGGTGCGCGGCTACCTTTCGATTACAGCCGCGCTGTCAGGCACGCCTATCTGGAGAACCCGGTCGCGCAGCGCGCCGTTCGGCTGGTGGCCGAGGGTGTCGCCAGCGCCCCATTGGCCGGGGATGCGAAGCTGCTCGGGCTGCTGTGCGCGACCAGCGCGGGACAGGGGCTGCTGGAGACTCTCGCCGCGCAACTCCTGCTCCATGGTAACGGGTTCGTGCAGGTGATGAAGGACGCAGCAGGTCAGCCGGTCGAGCTGTTCGCACTACGGCCCGAGCGGGTTTCGGTGGTGCCAGATGGCACCGGGTGGCCCGCCGCCTATCAGTACAAGGTCGGTGACAAATCGCTGACGATCCCGCTGGAGGACGAGGCGGGCTGGCCCAACATCGTTCATCTCAAGAGCTTTCACCCTGCGGACGATCACTATGGCACTGGCTGCCTTGCCGCGGCGGACCAGGCAGTGGCGATTCACAATGCCGCATCCTCATGGAACCGGGCCCTGCTCGAGAACGCCGCGCGCCCCAGCGGTGCGCTGGTCTATGACGGCGACGAGAGCAGCCTGACGACCGAGCAGTTCGATCGGCTGAGGGAAGAACTGGCACGGGCGTTCTCCGGTGAAGGAAATGCCGGGCGGCCGATGCTGCTGGAAGGCGGGCTCAAGTGGCAATCGCTCGCGCTGTCGCCCGCAGACATGGACTTCGCGGAACTCAAAGCGGCGGCGGCGCGCGACGTGGCATTGGCCTTCGGCGTTCCGCCCATGCTGCTCGGCCTGCCGGGCGACAACACCTACGCCAACTACCGCGAGGCCAGCCGGGCTCTGTGGCGGCTGACGCTGCTACCGCTGGCTGGGAAGATCCTGTCCGGCCTCGCGGAGGGTCTGGAAGCGTGGTTCCCGAATGCCACGATGACGGTCGACCTCGATCGTGTTTCGGCGCTCGCAGAGGATCGCGAGAGACTGTGGGCGCAGGTGAGCGCGGCCAGGAAGAGAAGCGTGCCATGCTCGACCTGGACTGCAGGCGATGAACCGCGACGACATGCTGGCGCGGCTGTTGGCGCAGGCAACTTCCGAGGGAGGCGACATGGTCACTTTGCGGGCCATCATCGAGGAAGCGAGTGAGCTGGGCGCCGACCGCGCACTCGCACGGCTCGGCCTCTCCGACGCTCACGCAGGCGATGACATTGGGGAGCTGCGCGAGCTTCTCGGCGCTTGGCGGGACGCCAAGAAAAGCGCCTGGCAGGCAGCAATAGACTGGGCGGTGCGTGCCTTCCCGGCGCTGTTGCTGATCGGGATTGCCGTGCGGCTGGGCGTTCCGGAGCTGCTCAAGTGAGGCGGCTCGCCGGCTACGCCGCGCTGTTCGACGTCGCCGATGCGGCAGGTGACATCATCCGCCGTGGTGCCTTCTCCCAAGCGATCGCGGAGGCGGTGGAGCTGCCGCTGCTTTGGCAGCACCGCCCGGCGCAACGAATCGGCTGGATCGAAGCGGTGGCAGAGGACGCGCGCGGCCTGCGGGTGATCGCTCGCCTCGATCCCGACCTTCGCCCGCGTGACGCGAACGGCCTGAGCTTCGGCTACCGGGCCCGGCGTTATCGCCCACTGCCGGACGGGCGAGTGCTGGAGGACATCGATCTGTTTGAGGTCAGCCTCGTCACGCATCCGCTCCAGTTCGGGGCGCGGATCCACCTGACAAAGTAGCTCCCCGCCCCACCCCGCAGCCTCGATTTCCCCAGCCGCACCCGCGGCTTTTTTTGTGCCCACGAAAGGACCACTGCCTAATGGATAGCGAATTTACACCTGAGACCGACACACTCGCCGCCTCGTTCGATATCGTCTCACGCCAGGACAAGGCTGAGGAGGCGATCGGAGTGCTGCGTTCCGACGTCGACGAGGTAAAGGCCCGGCTGGACCGGGTGAGCCGAGCCGCAGCCCGTCCGGCGCTCACAACGGCAGACGAGCCTTCACCCGAGGTAAAGGGCTTCGTCGACCTCTACCTGCGCCGGGGCGAGGAGCGCCAGTTCAAGTCCCTTTCCGGCGCAACCAACGCGGACGGTGGCTACGCAGTCCCACGGGAAATCGACGCGCTGATCGCCAGCGAACTGAAGGAAATCTCGCCGATCCGCAGCCTTGCCCAGGTGGTGCAGGTCGGCACGGCGGGCTACCGGAAACTTGTCGCCACTGGGGGCACCGCTTCCGGATGGGTCAGCGAAACGGCCACCCGTACGGGGACCGACACGCCGGAGTTCGCCGAGATCGCGCCCCCTTCCGGCGAGCTCTATGCCAACCCCGCCGCAAGCCAGCGGATGCTCGATGACGTCGCGTTCGATGTCGAGGGCTGGCTCGCAAGCGAGATTGCGATGGAGTTCGCCCGCGCTGAAGGGGCCGCATTCGTCAAGGGCACGGGCACCAACCAGCCGAAGGGCTTCCTCGCCGCATCGACCTCGCTCCTGGGGGACGCGACGCGCACGTTCGGCACCCTGCAGTATATCGCCAGTGGGGACGACGAGGGCTTCGACGAGTCGCCGGATGCCAAGCTGATCGACCTGATCCACACCCTCAAGGCCGGGCACCGCCAGGGCGCGAGCTGGGTGATGAACTCCTCGACCCTTGCCGAAGTGCGCAAGCTCAAGACGAGCGACGGGGCGTTCCTGTGGCAGCCGGGCCTGGTCGAAGGCCAGCCGGATCGCCTACTCGGCTACCCCGTGGTGGAAGCGGAAGACATGCCGGACATTGCGGCCGATGCCTTTCCGATCGCATTCGGCAACTTCAAGGCCGGCTACCTGATCACCGAGCGTAGCGCGACGACAATCCTGCGGGATCCGTTCACCAACAAGCCGTTCGTCCATTTCTACGCGACCAAGCGCGTGGGCGGCCAGGTGCTGGATTCCGCCGCGATCAAGCTGCTGAAAATCGAAGCCTGACCCTGCTCCGGGGCCGGCCACACACCGGCCGGCCCCACCCTTTCCCCTAGTTTCGGAGGACCGCGATGCAGCGGACTATCATCGCACCGGCGGCCATTCCCGGCGCGGCTCTCGGCGCGCTCAAGTCGTGGCTTGCGATCGGCACTGGCCACGACGACACCAGCCTCACTCAATTGCTGCGCGTGAGCCTCGACACCTTTGAAGCCTTTACGGGCGCGATGGCTCTCGAAGCGACAGTGGAAGAGATCCATCCCGCGCACGCGGGGTGGACATCCCTCGCCGCTCGCCCGGTGCATGCAATCGTGCAGGTGGATGGCATCCCGGCCGACGGGTCGCGGTTCGCTCTGCCAACCGAGGATTACGCAATCGACCTTGATGCGGACCGCGGGGCGCAGGTGCGCCTGATCCGGCAGGGCGCCGCGGGCCGGATCGCGGTGCGCTTCACCGCCGGTCTTGCCGGCGCGTGGGACGCGCTGCCAGACCCCGTGCGCCATGGGGCCATCAGGCTGGCCGCGCACCACTTCCGTTCCCGGGACGATCCCAAGGCACCGGGCGAGCCCCCCGCCGCCGTCACCGCATTGTGGCGCCCCTGGCGGCGCATGAGGCTTGCATGATCGCCGCGACGATCTCCTTCGCGTCCGCGCGGCTGGCGAGGCGTGCCGGAGCCCTCGCCCAGGCACATGCTGAGAACGTGGGCCGTGGCCGGAGATTGGACGCGTGGCGCTGGCGACAAGCACATCTGCTGTGGCCGCTCTTTTCGAGGAAACCCTGATGGAAACCCTGCTGCGCGCCGCGTTGCTCGACTGGCTGCGTGCCGATCCCGCGCTGTCCGATGACGTCAACGTGATCGCGGAGGAAGCGCCGCTTCGTGCGGTGCTCCCCTGGCTCGGCATTGCCGCAAGCGCCAGCACCGACTGGTCGACCAAGGACCGCCCCGGACGCGAGGTGCGGGTGGCTCTGGAACTGCACTGTCGTGGAGACACTCCGGCGGCTGCCGCCGGCCTCGTGTCAGCAATCGAGGCACGGATCGAGAGCCTTCCCCGCACGCAGGACGGCTTCGCGCTCGTCACCACCACGTTTCTCCGCGCCCGCGCCGAACAGCGCGCCAATCACTTGCGCGCGGTGCTGATGGAATTCCGGTTTCGCCTGCTCGCCAACTCCTGATCAAGTTTGAAAGGACCACAAATGACTGCCCAGAAAGGCTCCGCCTTCCTCCTCAAGATCGGCGATGGGGAATCTCCGCCGACCTACGACACCGTTGCAGGGCTACGCACCACGCAAATGTCGATCCACGGCGACACCGTGGTCGTGACCCACAAGGAATCCGGTGGCTGGCGCGAGCTGCTGTCGGGCGCCGGCACGCGCTCCGTTTCAGTCGGTGCTGCGGGCATTTTCCTCGGTAGCGAGGCCGAAGCATCGATCCGCAGCCACGCCCTCGCAGGTACGCTGGAAAGCTACGAACTGTCATTCGAGGACGGCGAGAAGCTGCGCGGCAAGTTCCTGATCCAGCGGCTCGACTACGCCGGCGATTTCAATGGTGAGCGCAACTATACGCTGCAACTTGAGAGCAGCGGGCCGGTGGTGCCGGCGTGAACGAGCGCCGAGGTGAAGCCGCGCTGCTGGTCGCGGGGGAGCAGCACCTGCTGCGCCCGACCTTCTCCGCGCTTGTGGCAGCGGAAGAGGAACTGGGCCCGCTGTTCGCGCTGGTCGAGCGCGCGACCGCGGGCCAGCTGCGCTTATCCGAAACAGCGGCCCTGTTCTGGCACTGCCTGGCGGACCGCGAACGCGTGCCGCGTGAAACGGTCGGTGCGGCGGTGATCGAACTCGGCCTCGCGCGATGTGCGCGTCCGCTGCGGATCTTGCTCGGCCAAATCCTTCAGGGGCGCGCGTGAGCGAGTTCGCGGACGGGGCCCTACGCCTGGCCGGCCTCACCGCTCGCGCGCTTGGCTGGCGGCCCGACGACTTCTGGAATGCCACGCCGGCGGAGCTGGCGGCCATCCTTGCACCGGACGCGGCCGGAGAGGCGCCGCCGCTCGCGCGCGAAGACCTTGAACGACTGATGGAGCACCTCGGCGATGGATGACGAAATCGACCCCCTGATGATCGAAGTACGCGCCAGCACCGAGGGATTCCGGCGTGACCTGGAAGCTATGCGCGGCACGTTCAACGCGACATTGGTCGACGGGTTTTCGCGCGCTGGATCGGTACTGGAGCGGGGCCTCACTGGCGCCATACGCCGAGGGGGCGTCGGCTTCGATGACCTCAAGCGCGTAGCGATGCAGACGATGAACGAGATTGCCGCGCAGGCGGTGCGATCGGGCATTGGCGACATGGTTGGGGGCGGCTCCCGCGGCGGTGGACTGGCCGGCGGACTGGCGGGCGTACTCACGGGCGCAGTCGGCACTCTCTTCGGCCTGCCGGGCCGCGCGACTGGCGGCAACGTTTCCCCCGGGTCCGCCTATGTCGTGGGAGAGCGCGGCCCGGAAGTGTTCGTCCCGACGAGCGCTGGGCGGGTCGAGGCGTCCGCCGCTCCGGCGCGCGACGTGAAAGTCTCGATCCAGCTCGCAACCCCGCGCGGAGCCGACGCTCCAGTCGCCCTCCGACGCTCGTCGCGCCAGGTCGCAAGTTCGATCCGGCGCGCGCTGCGGGACTTCTGAACGCCTTTCGAAGGATATCGCCCCTGGCATTCTGGCTCGCCCGCAAACGCGAAGGGCAGGACAGCGACTTCATCCAGCGGTTCGATCCGCGCTTCTGGACGGTCAACTTCCCGCGCCCGATGATCGCAACCGTCGTTACCACAGGTCCGGATTCCCTTAGAGTCGAAGCCGAGTTTCACCACACCGGGGAGCTTGCAGGACTGATATGGGACAGCGTCGATACCGTCAGTCACCCGCTGCTCGCATACGCAACGGACAGGGACTATTCGCGCACCACTCTCCGGTTCCGCTGGCGCTCGGGCGGCGTGCTGCCGCTCGACTCGGTGCACGGGCCGACGCTGACGATCGAGGGCCGGGACGCCGCGGGCGCGGCGCGGAGCTGGTATGTGCGGCTCTGGAACTACGCCAGCGGTTCGCCGGAAGACGCCCGGATCGTGCTGCCATTCGCCGATCTGCGCGATGAGTGGGAAGGCGTCGGCGATGCGGTCCATCCGGCTGACATCGACCGGATGTTCATCTCCCTATCTCCCCCCGGATACGAGCCGGAGGGAGAGGAACTGCTGCCGGCCCGGGTCGATGGCTGGGTGGAGCTGAGCGACATTGCCTGCCAGGGCCACCGGCCGATGCTGGCGATCGGGGATGCGCTGGTGCCCCCGCACGGCATCCGCATGGCGACCGCATTCGACGACTGTTACAACCAGACGCCCGAGCGACTCCTGCGCACGGTTCGCCACCTCGGATACCGTGAGCGCATCGTCCACTATCTCGGAATGAGTCACTTCCAGAGGCTCGTGCCCGGGGGAGCCGACCTGCTTGTCGACCCGGCAGGCACCGTGTGCGGACCGGCGTTGCTGTGGCACGCCAACTACTTCGCGCTGTGCGCGGCACAGGGCTACCGCCTCATTGCCTCGATCAGCTACGAACTGCTGGCTGAGCGGTGCCCTGAAGAATGGCAACAGCGCGCCTACGATGGGACGGCCGGGCGCACCGGCTGGGAGCCACCCTCGGCATTGCTTTCACCCGCCCACGCTGAGGCAATGGATTGGCTGAAAGCCTCGACCGAGACGTTCGTGGAACTTCTTCTCGACGCGGATCTGGACGTCGAGGTCCAGATCGGTGAGCCGTGGTGGTGGACCACGCAGGACGGGCAAATCTGCCTCTACGATGACGCCGCCAGCGCGGCTTTCGGCGGCTCTCCGCCGGAGATCGTGGACATGCGTGCGCCACTCTCCGAGGCGCAACTTTCTCTGCTCGACGATGCGGGCGACCTGCTCGCGCAGTCGACCGCCGACCTCACGGAGGCGATCCGCAGCGTGGCAGGCGATGGCGGTGCTACCGTCTACCTGCTCGCGTTCACGCCGACGATCCTCGATCCGTCCATGCCCGAACTCCACCGGGCCAACATGCCCTCCGGCTGGGCGTGGCCCGCGTTCGACCGGCTCCAGCTCGAGGATTACGACTGGCTCACTCACGGCTCGGAAGCCGCGCGCAAGGCCGCTTACGGGACCGTCGCGGATCGGCTCGGCTATCCGATCGACCGGCAGGATTATTTCGCCGGCTTCGTGCTGCTCGCGGAAGATGCGGACGCCTACTGGCCGCGCATCGATGCAGGACTGGACGAGGCGCTTGCCCGCGGAATCACGGAGCGGTTCGTGTGGGCAGTCCCGCAGGTCTGCCGCGACGGATACACTCGACTCCCCCCTTCCAAGGATGATGACATGCAGGCGTTGGACGACGTTCTCTATCCGCTCGCACTCGGCCGCGATTCCGGCGCCAGCCCTGAGTTCTCGACCTCGGTCGCGGTGACGGCTTCCGGCCATGAGCGCCGCTCGTCCCTGTGGTCCGATGCGCGTATGCGATACGATGTCGGCCCGGGCATCCGCTCCGAGCAGGAACTCGGCACGCTGATCGCCTTCTTTCGCGCGCGGCGCGGGGCGGCCCGCGCGTTCCGGTTGGCGGACCCTTTCGACTTCAGCTCGAACGGAATGACAGGCACGCCCACGATGCTGGACCAGCGCATCGGCACCGCCGACGGGCTGACCGCGACGTTCCAGCTGGTGAAGAATTACGGCGGCCCCGACGATCCGCAACGGCGCGCAATCACCCGGCCGCACGCCGGAAGCATCGCAGTCAGCGTTGGTGGCGTCGCCGAGCCGGGATGGACTCTCATGCCGGGCGGTAAGATCGTGTTCGCCGATGCGCCGCCGGATGGCGCAGTCATCCGCGCCGGCTTCCTTTTCGACGTTCCGGTGCGGTTCGCGGAAGACCGACTCGACGTGAACGGTGCTGCGTTCACCGCCGGCGAGGCGCCTTCCGTGCCGCTGATCGAAGTGCGGGAAGCGGCATGACCCGGGTATTCTTCCGCGAGGAGCTCGAAACGGTGGCGACGTTCTGGCGCATTGCGCGGGCTGACGGCGTCACGCTCGGCTTCACGAGCCATGACAAGGACCTGTGGTTCGATGGCGTTCTGCACCGCGCTGCGCCCGGTATGCTGCCATCGGCCATCCGGCGCAGCGCGGGGCTCGGGGACGACAGCGCCGAGGTGGAGGGGGCGCTCGCGCACGACGCGCTGTCCGCCGAAGATCTCGCGAACGGGCGGTTCGACGGAGCGCGGATCACCATCGGCGCAGTCGATTGGCAAACGACCGAACGGGCGGCTCTCTATCGCGGAGAGGTGGGAGCTATAGAGGAGGAAGGCGGGAAGTTCTCAGCCGAACTGCGCTCCGCCAAGGCCATGCTCGAAGCGGACCCGGTGCCGCGCACCAGCCCAACTTGCCGCGCGCAATTCTGCGGCCCCGGATGCACGCTGAGTGCCGCGAAGTTCACGCTTGAGGCGGCCGTCTCCACGATCGACTTGGAAGAAAACCGCGTGACGTTTGCTGCGGACTTGCCAGCCGCGGCGATGCTCGACGGCCACGTTCGATGGCTTGATGGTCCACAAGCGGGACATAAGATGGAAGTGGTAAGCGTGGACGACGCCGCGATTGCACTCGACACAGCCCTCGATTCCGCACTCCAGGTGGGCACCAGGGCGTTGCTGCGGGAGGGCTGCGATCACACCCTTTCTACCTGCATCCTGAGATTTGCCAATTCGGTGAATTTTCAAGGCGAGCCGTACCTACCAGGCAATGACCTTATCGCGCGTTACGGTACCGGCAGCGGGGCGTGACCGGTTTCGACGTGGCGCTTGCGGCGCAGGCACTGGTGGGGGTGCGGTTCCGCCTTCACGGACGCGACCCAGCGGCAGGGCTGGACTGCGTGGGACTGGTCGCGGCCGCGCTCCAAGCCGTGGCGCCAGCCGGTTATGGCCTTCGCAATCGCGATATTTCCGGGCCGATGGCTTACGCGACCACCGCCGGGCTCACCGAAACCTCCGGCGACATTGCACCAGGAGACGTGCTGCTCGTTCGCTGCGGGGCTGTGCAACATCATCTGCTGATCGCCGGGCCCGGCGGCGGCTTCATCCATGCACATGCCGGGTTGCGCCGCGTGGTGGCGACCCCGGGTCCCCTGCCGTGGCCGCTTGAGCGGCACTGGCGCCTGAAGGATTGATTTGAATGGCAACGCTCGTTTTCACCGCGATCGGCACTCTGATCGGCGGGCCGCTAGGTGGCGCGCTGGGTGCGCTGGCCGGACAAGCCGTCGATCGCACCGTGCTGGGCAGTTCCGGTCGCGAGGGTTCGCGGCTCAAGGAACTGGCGATCACCACCTCCAGCTATGGCTCCGTCATTCCGCGCGCGTACGGCAGGCTGCGCATGCCGGGTTCGATCATCTGGGCAACGGACCTCACCGAAGACCGGGATAGTAGTGGCGGGGGCAAGGGCGGCCCGTCGGTCGTCACCTATTCCTATTCGGTCAGTCTCGCGGTCGCTTTGGCGAGCCGTCCGATCCGCGGCATCGGGCGCATCTGGGCCGATGGCAATTTGCTGCGCGGAGCCGGGGGCGACCTCAAGGTTGGTGGCACAATGCGTTTTTACGACGGGCATGGCGATCAGGAAGCGGATCCGCTGATCGCGTCCGCGCATCCGGAGACCCCCGCATTCCGCCACACTGCCTACGTCGTGTTCGAAAACCTCCAGTTGGCGGAGTTCGGCAATCGCATTCCGGCGCTCACGTTCGAGATCCTCGCGGACGATGGCGATGTCACCCTGACCCAGTTGATGGAAGCCTCGCCCGAGCCGGTGTCCGTTGAGCGCACCCTGCCTTCCCTAGGTGGCTTCTCGTACGAAGGCGGTTCGCTTGCAGACATGCTGGCGACGTTGGGCACCATCTATCCGCTTGCCGCCCATGCCGATGCAGATGTGCTGAGGTTGACCGCAGCAGACGCAGTGCCAGCGGTTGTACCACTCCTTCCGGAGCCCGTGGCTGCGGACGATGGCGAAAGCTTCGGCGCCCTGACCGGTACCAACCGCAGACGCGAAGCAGGGACCGCACAGGTGCCCGAGATCCTCCGCTATTACGATGTGGGTCGGGATTTCCAGGCAGGCCTCCAACGCGCGGACGGAAGGGCGCGCCCCGGCCGCGGATATGGCATCGAATTTCCCGGTTCGCTTGCAGCGGCGGACGCCCGCGCCCTGATCAACGCCGCCGCGGAACGCGCCGGCTGGGCTCGAGAGACAATCTCCTTTCGCACTGCCGAGCTTGATCCGGCGTTCGGACCGGGCTCAATCGTGCGCATCCCCGGATCGCCGGGTAACTGGCGTGTCGATGGTTGGGAGTGGCGTAAAAGTGGCGTCGAACTCGAACTGCGCCGCCTGCCGCGCGGACCTGCGCGCCAACCGGCTGCCGATCCGGGAATAGTGGCGCGCCCACCCGATTTGATATCGGCTCCCAGCGAGTTGCTCGCTTTCGAGTTGCCGTGGGATGGCACCGGCCCCGGAGGCTCGCCGCGTATCCATGCCGCCGTCTCCGCCACTTCGGCAGGATGGAAAGGCGCTGCGCTCTACGCCGATCACGGCGGCGCGCTGACGCCTCTCGGCCCGAGCGGATCGCGCCGCAGCGTCATTGGCACGCTCGTCGATGGCGCCCCCCCGTCCTCAGCCCAGTTGATTGATCGCGCTTCGATCGTGGTGGAACTGCTCAGCAATGACTTCGCCCTCACCGATGCAACCGTCGAGACACTCACGAATGGCGCGAACCGTGCCCTGATCGGGGGCGAGGTCATCCAGTTCCTCGGCGCCGAGGCGCTAACCGGACGGCAATGGCGTCTCACAGGTCTGCTGCGCGGACGGGGCGGGACGGAGGCGGCTGCGCAAGCCGGCCATTTGGCAGGAGCATCATTCATATTGCTGGACGGTGCTGCAACCCCGCTGGACGTCAGCCTTGTGGGTGCGGCGAGTGAGATTATCGCTCTGGGCCTTGGAGATGCGGCTCCCGTCAGCGCTTCTATTGCCAATCAGGGGCTCACGTTGCGCCCGCTGACGCCGGTTCACCCGCGTGCCAGCATCCTGCCGGATGGCTCGCTGAGTCTCGGCTGGACCAGGCGCGCGCGGGGAGCCTGGGGCTGGGCAGACGGGGTCGAAGTGCCGCTGGGTGAGGAAAGCGAGGCCTATCTCGTCGGCGTGGGCTCCGTCGATGCCCCGGTGCTCCACTGGAATCTTGCGCTTCCGAATCTGACCGTGCCCCCCGCCACCCTCGCCGCACTCCGTGCCCACCATGCCGGCCTCCCACTGTGGGTGCGCCAGGTCGGCAGCTTTGCGCTCTCGCCACAACTCCTGCTCACGACCATCGCCTGAGGAAACCTATGCCCGATCCAGTCACATTCACGTCCGCCACGCCCCGCTATGCCCTGCCCCTGCTGTTCGCTGGGCAGGCGCAGAAAGAGCTCACGGTTAACGAAGCCCACGCTCTTGCCGATGCTCTCCTTCATCCGGCGATCGAAGACGAATCGAGCGCGCCACCTGCCGCCCCGGTGGAAGGGGAGTGCTGGTTGGTAGGAGCCTCGGCAAGCGGTGACTGGTCGGGTGAGGATGGCAAGCTTGCCTGTCGCGAAGCGGGAAACTGGCTATTTCTGACGCCGCGTGACGGGATGCGAATATTCGACCGAGCGAGTGGACAGGAGCTTCACTATTTCGATGGTTGGCAGCGCGCCGCCCCTCCTGCCGAACCGACGGGAGGCGCGACGGTGGACTCCGAAGCCCGCCAGGCAATCGCAGAGCTGACCGCTGCACTTCGTGTGGCTGGCGTATTTGCTGTGGCATAATTTCCGGAGCCAAAGGGCTGTGGGGCCGTTAGAGCAACGGACATCAACAACGGGAGTGTTACCTTGCGCCATACTTTGCTTTTCGCCACTCTTCCGGCAGCCGCCCTGGCACTTGCCGGCTGCCAGACCACCGGCCAGCTCCCTAGCAATCGCATCGCCGAGGCGACGTTTCGGACGGCAAGCGGTCTTCCCGCCGGGTCCGCCCAGTTCGTGAGCGACGGCTCTAGCGTAAACGTTGTCGTGGCAGTGGCCGGCTTCACGCCGGGCCCTCATGGTATGCACCTCCACACCACCGGCAAATGCGACGGTCCCGATTTCTCCTCGGCGGGGCCCCACTTGAACCCGTCGGCGCATCAGCATGGATTTGAGAACCCGCAGGGCGCCCACTTGGGCGATCTGCCTAACGTGATCGTCAATAGCGCCGGCACTGGCTCTGCCACGGCTACGCTGCGAGGTACGCCGGCCGAAGTGATGACGGCACTGTTTGACAGCGACGGCACCGCCATCGTCGTCCACGCCGGTCCTGACGATTACAAGACAGATCCTTCGGGGAACTCGGGTGGCCGGGAAGCCTGCGGCGTCGTAGTCCGGACCTAATCCGCGTATTGGAGAGGGTCGGTCAAGCCTGCGTCGGCAAAACCCTGTCGGCGCAGGCGACAACTATCGCATAACCCGCAGGCGAGACCATGCTCGGTCGGGTCGTAGCAGGACCAGCTCATGGCGGGGTCCAATCCAAGGCGATAGGCTTCCGCGGCAATCTGCGCCTTGGTCATATGCTGCAACGGCGCGTGGACTGTGAAAGGCGCGCCTTCGACACCCGCCTTCGTTCCGAGCCTAGCAGTCTCTGTGAAGCTGGAAATGAATTCCGGCCGGCAATCGGGATAGCCCGAATAGTCCAGCGCATTGACGCCGATGAACACATCGCGCGCGCCACTCGCTTCCGCCATGGCAACCGTCAGCGACAGGAACACGAGGTTGCGCGCAGGGACGTACGTCACCGGGATGTCTGCGGTCAGCCCGCCTTTGGGAACGGCAATGTCCTCCGTCAGCGCCGATCCGCCGAACCGCGTCAGGTCGAGCGGCAATACCACCTGCCGAACCGCGCCGAGCGCCTCGGCTATAACCTTCGCCGCCTCTATCTCGCGGCGATGGCGTTGGTTGTAATCGATCGTCAGCGCATGAATCTCGAAGCCCTGTGCACGAGCAATCCCTCCGGTGACCATCGAGTCGAGGCCCCCGGAGAGCAACACGACCGCCAC